TATCTTCTTCAATCATAGTCTTAAGATTGAGACAACCAACTTTCTTAACTGTCTTGGACATTTTTAACCCAAGTTGTGTCTTCTTCCCAGAAAATCCTTGCCCAACAATTTGACCTGCTCTACCACGCATAGAACACATCAGGAGATTTTGATACTCCAAATCATATTGAATGATTGCTGCTACTTGATCGCCAACATCATTAACTTCACAAAGAATAAATGCATTATTATATGCTTTTGCTACATCATAAATGATGTTTGGAAACAGCATGGGTTTAATTTCATTGTTTCTATACTTTGCTACTATTCGATGTGGAAATTGCGTGATATCGAATACAACAAACGCGGAGTAATCACTACCAACTCCCCTTGCTACATCAACTGTAATCAAATAATCTTTAGTTGAGTCTGAATCATAATAAACATCCAATCCTTTATTTCTTTTAATTGGAGTGTCATATACTAAACTCTTAAGTTTGCTTGGTGCAATCAGAGTATCAACAGAACCTAAGAATTCACAATTATGTGATACTATATTATTTGAATAATATAAATTATCTTCACCAACATCCAATAAATCGTAAAGATATATTTCTTCTTCTACTATTTCATTATATACAATTTTTTTTCCTTGTAGGATATCATCCACTTTGATTGTGGATGCTTTAATTTTTTCCAACCCAAAAGAATGATTTTCAGAACATTTTATTTCAGTCCCATCCTCAAAAATTATCCAATGATAAAATGGTTTATAAATTTTTTGAATCCCAGAAAAAGATTTAAATCCAGTAGGGGTTTTTACTAATAAATCTTTATTAAGTTTAAACATTTTTCCAACACTGCTTCAAAACTATTTTTTTAAGTCCTTGTGATGTTAAATTATACTTATTAGCATATTCTTTACAAAATGCTTGAATGTAAGACATTTTTTTTCCATTTTTCATAATCAATCCTACTGATGGTAAATCTGGTTTTGTATCAAATAAAATGCGTATTTCTTTTATTTGATTATCTGTAAGTTTTCTACTAAAAACTCTACCTTTCCTAACTTGCTTCATTTTTAAGATTGTTTCTTCAGAAAAACAATTTTTTACACCTTTATTCCAGGGAGTAGTGCCCTTATTTACACCACCTATTCCAGTTCTATCGTAATTATCAAAACCTTCTCCTCCTGTAGATTTATTCCATCCATTCCTATAGGTATCAAATTGTTTTATATAATTAATTTCTAAATTTTTTGCATCTTCTGCAATAATTGTTTTTTCTACAATCTCGAAAATATGTTGAGGTTTGCTATTTTTATGGTCCCTTTTTCTGGTGCTTGGGTCTTTAGTTTGGCCAACATATTTAATATTATTGTTTAAATCTTTAAGTAAGTAAATATAATACATTTTTATTATTATTTATAATCCAAAAAACTCACATTCACATTTTAGCATAAAGATTTTCCATAGAAATTTGTTGGATATTATTATCATTATCACAAATATCAATTAAAGTTTCTCCACTTAAACATTCAAACTCAATTTTAAACTGTTGTTCTGAAGTGTTTGCAATAGTTTGTGCTTTCCATTTTTCATCTCTTCCTGGCACTTCAGTCCAATGAACTTCTGTGGGAACATACTCATTTTTACCTCTTTCTGCATCATGCCACAATCGGTAGAAATGATTCATACCATGTGGGGTAGAAACAATAATAACCTTTGTAGATTGTCCAGATGAAATTGTAGGGTATACTGATGCAAAGAAGTCGTCAGCAAGGTGGTTTTGAACGAATGCAAATTCATCAAGGAAGATGATGTTGTATGATCCACCTCTAACTGCAGATGCTGATGTAGAAGCAGCAAGAATCTTGGAACCATTCTCCAGTTCCATAGATCCTCTATTCCAAGCTATGATGCCCTGCTGTAACCACTTTGGTAGGTTCTCATAAGCAGTCTGTAATCTTTGAAGAAGATCTCTTGCAGTAGATGCTTTGTTGGCAAGAATTGCAATATTTACATTATCATTAAAGATAGCATAGTGAAGCAAATAGGATACAACAGTTGTAGATTTACCTGTCTGACGAGGCATCTTGCAAATGTTGAATCTATTGTTGTGGAAATTATTAATTAACTTTTCTTGGAAACTATAAGGTCTAAATGGTTGAAGACCATGATCCAGAGTTACAATCTGAACATATGATTTTGCAAAATATACAGGATCATTTTTACATCTTACAAATTCAACAATTTGTTCTTGAGAGAACTCTATGGGAGTATTTGCTTTTTTTAAAAGGGGATTACCAAGATAAATGTCATTAGCCATAATTAATTAATAAATCTCCCTCCACTGAAGAGCAGCAGCAACGCTAGCAGTGGCATTACCAGTAGTAGTGATAGTTCTTACAACAAGCACATAAATTTCAGAGTTTGTTGAATCTATATTTTGAACAATAATATTTTTCTTTGCCTGACTTAATGTTCCAGAAGCAACTGGTGAAAGTGAGTTTTGTGATGCACCAGAAGGAACATAACCAGATGCAAAAACATCACCATTATTGTAAGTTGTTGCATTAATACAAAACTCAACACCACTATTATCAGAAGCAGAAGTCCAAGTTAAAGTTGCCGCATTACTCAAATAAGCAGAACTTGGAAGTTTTATAACTTTATAAACAATACTATTTGTTTCACAGAATAATGAAATATTATTCAATTTAACTGATATTCTATTTGGATATCCCTGAAAAATATTTTTGAGACGAATGGCAACCAAAGGAAGTTCTGTTCCTGCTGGTGTTGGTGTGGTTCTTGTAGCAGTCATTGTATAAGCAAAGTCAATACCACTTTCTACATATCCACCTTCTGACATCACAGAAGAACAAATCTGATCAAATGATGCTCCAATACCTACACCAGTATTTCGGAGTTCACAACGAACTGGTAGGTTTGGATTTGCAATATAAACTGTGCTCTGATAGTTGGAATGGTTAAATTCGTGTGCGGTGATAAGTTGCCCATTATGAGCAAATCCACAACGAACTCTACCAACACCTAACCACTGAAAATCTATAAATGCAAGTTGAGTTTTTGTAATATCTAAATTGAACCCAGAAGTTCCCGTTCCATCACATTTATCTCTGTTCCATTGTGATTGTGGAATTCTTGTTTCTGTTGCAATTCCACTTACAAAAGTTCTGATTACCCAATTGTTTGTTCCAATACCAGGATTTATTCCATCAGAAGTATTAAGACCAACCTGTTCAAAATAAATTCCGTCTCTATCATCAAAATATCCAGTTCTTTTAGTTGCATTTTGTTGAGGAGCATAAAAGTTAAAAGAACTAAAAATTAGTTGTCCTTTTCCTGGCTGATAGTGATGATAAAACTTTGTTTGGTGAATACTAAATGCAGTAGATCCAATACCAGTTTGTAATTTTGCTGCTGCTTGATTTTGTAAAAATGTTACTGTTGAACCAGCACCAGAAACACTATCTAAAAAGTTTGGGTCAATAGCATAAAGGTGCTTATAATCACCAAGAGTAAATGGTTCAGAAACTCTATTTCTACCAAATGCATCAACAGCATTTGTATCTGGATTGATAGTAATAAGAGTATCTGATGAAATCCCAACAGTTCCTGTGACTGGAAATGGATTATCTGTAGATACTTCTACTCCATCTTTTGTTGCAACATTAAAAACCTCAAAAAGAGATCTCTCTTGATTTAGATAATCTTGAGTTTGAATATTCCATTGTGCCATGAATCAAATCCATTCTAATTTTGCTGGATGATACCTGCTAACTTTAGTTATGTTTTCTACTTTTTGAGTTGCTGGATATATGTTATGTATAATTGCTCCAGGATACTCTCTTTGAAGATGCTCTACAAGTTTATCTTTTGAGGGAATTCCATGCTCTGAAATCATATCAACTCTATAAATGCTTCCTTGCCACACAAAATCAACAGAGAATTCTTCTCCCACTTGTTGTGGAGATGGTTGTGATCCAATATTCAGGGTTCCATTAAAGTCACCTTGAATATTGATACTTTCTGAAAGAAACTGTTTATAACTTTTCATATCAGCAATTCCAAGCTCTTAAGGATTTGTTAATTCTGCTATTTGGATCATTGGCAGTTTTTGCTGAAGTTAACTTTTTCTTCATCCCAGACATACGAGCACAGAATGATGCTCTACGAGGGTTGCCTACTTTTTTTGAAGGTGATTTGAGGTCTGACCCTGGATTCTCCCTCTCATATGATTTTCTACCTTTTTCATTCAGACCACCAGATTGATTCTTACCTTCTTTTCTTTGCCATGCAGCAACTTCTGCCATAAATTGTGAAAATGTCAAACAAGTATCTTCATTTGCAGGAACACAATTTGGAACCATTTTCTTACCTTTTTTCTTCATTCCAACTTGCTTGTATCCTTGCCAACATGCTTCAGATATATCCTCATCACTCTGCATATATTCTGCTGCAGTATCAATAAAATCTGCTGCTCTTGTAATCTTAGATTGAACCCAAGCAGGAATTTGTTGATCTCCTTTCTTAATATGTTTTCTTAAAATATTAATTGCTCTCTCAATTTGATCAAACTCAACTCTTGCCATGTATCCTTCTTCATCTTTCTTCTTTCCAGAAGCAACTTCTTTATGATCCTCATGAATCTTTGATTCATTGGCAGGATGAATTTTTGCTATAGTATACCTATCCCACATTTGAGGACCATAAGAACATTCATCTCTTTTTTCGTTCTTTTTGCAAAGAAGACAATATTTTGTATCTTTTTCATATTGCTGTTCTACACTTACTTCCTCTGATTTGTTTCCCCAGTTTTTAGCACCCTTTTGTCTACACTTAACAAGATCTCCTGATGCATATGCACTTGGCCAAACTTTGAATCTTGCTTTTACTTTGTGGTAGCAAGCATCTTTTTCGCCACTACCTT